CGGCCTTAGCGCTCGAGGAGAGCTTGCCGCGCTTGGCCATTTGTGAGGCCCGCGCTTTCGCATTCGCCGCGTGCGCGCGATCGGGCATCGGGTATTTGCGCGAACCGGGGAGGCCGAAACTCGACTTCGGTAGCTTGTTGCGGCGAGAGGCTCTCAATTTCGCGATCGCTCCCTCCTGACATGGAAAGGGCGGCTTACGCCGCCCTTAATTCATTGTTTCCCCTACGGGATTAATTGGGAACAATTGTCGGCTAAGGTCGTCGTGTCGGCCCGACACGCGGGGCCGTGGTCGGCGTTCCGGCTCGCGACGGCGTAACTCCCGGAGGAGCTCCTTCGACCGGTGGGGGAGTCGTCGGCCCCCCTGGCGCGATTGGATGCTCCGGATGCGGTTGCGCTCCCGGCAATTCATGATCGATATGCGGACGATCGGGCGGCGTCCCTCCTCCGGGCGGCGGTCCAGGAGGTGCCGACACATGCGGCCCCGGCACAAAAACCCAGCCGTAAACCGGAGAATAAGCCCAATAGCCTTCGCTGATTGTCGCGGGCGGTTGAGCTCCCGGCGGTTGCACTCCACCAGGCGGTTGACCCGGCACCTCGCCGCTACCAGGCGGACGATGGCCGCCTTCGGGAGGTAAGGGGCCACCTGGATACATCGGCGGGCCGCCCGGTGCTATTGGATGCGCGGGGTGCCCCGGACTTGGCCAGATTCCCGGAGGAGGTCCGCCCGGTGCAATCGGATGTGCAGGATGTCCCGGCGATGGCCAGATTCCGGGAGGAGGACCACCGGGCGCGATCGGATGCGCAGGGTGTCCCGGCGATGGCCAGATTCCGGGAGGAGGACCACCGGGCGCGATCGGGTGCGCAGGGTGTTCGCCGCCCGGGGCAATGGGGTGCGTCGGATAGAGCGGAGGATAGTAAATTGGCGGCATCGGATGAGCGCCGCCCGGTGGCTGTGCCCCTGCCTGATCAAGCAAGGTGATATAGGCCAAAAAAGATTGTGCCATGAGTTTTCTCTCTCTTTAGACATGATGCCAGCGAAGTCTCAGGGAATGGCCGCCGCCAGCTTCTTCAGCCATTCAATCAATCGGCGTTCGTACTCGACCCAGACACGCACCGGCCGCCCTTCCTTATCGTAACGAGGCACGTTCGGCGGGATCGGCGTCGGCGGCGGATCGGTGAAAGGCATCAGCAAGCATCTTCGGCCGGCGAGGCGCTCGACTTGCGGCTCGGCTTGTTCATCGGACCCTTGCGATCATAACTCTTGGTCGCCGTGCCGCCGCGCATGCTACCGGAGCCGTGCTGTATTAACACGTGCTTGCCCGATTTGCCCGGAGATTGCGGATATCGTGTCGGCTTCTTCGTCGGGATCCTCACGCCCTTAACCATGTCGTCCTCCTTAAGGTGCTGCCATCCACTGCACATCACAGCGCGCGCCGCGGCACGTCGTATAAACCGGCGAGCTCGAGTCCACGCGAAAGCGCAAGCCGTGCTGCGTGAAAATCCCACCGATGCGATTGACGCGGATCATCTTGTTATATTCGCCTTGCACGGTCGTGCGCAGCACCGGGTTCGACCACGTGCCGCCGCCGTCCTTCGATGTCGAGATCGACAATTGCGGCGTCACCGCATCCGGATTTCCGGTAAGTGGCTGGCCCGCGGTCGTGAAGTCAAAGTAGGCCGCGGTGCACTTGCCGCGATTGGGGTAATTCTTCACCGGACCAGACTCGAGCCTTGCCGTGAAAGACGTGCCGACCTCATCGTAAGCGGCGCTCGAGACTTGCAACAATTGCGTCGATTGCAGGTCACCATAGAGCCAGCGGTTGTTGAAATTAACGCTCTTGGAACAACGCCAGCGACCGAAGTTCGCGCTCTCGCGTTCGTTCCAAAGATTCGTCAACGCGTTGTATTCCCAGGTCAGCCCCGGCGCGCTCACCACGACCACCGGCCGCGCGCCGAGTGCGTAACACGACATTTCGATGGTGCGCTTATCGACGATCGCCTCGAGTTGTCGCTCGAGATCGTTCACCGAAATCACCGTCGGCGTGTAGCCATCGAGCCGGCGCACCGTGCAATCATCGGCCACAAAGAACTGTTGCATGCCCCAACCCGGTTCCCATCCCGTGATCGCCGCGAAGCCGATCAAGCCGACTGGAATGATCGCGGTGCGTGCCAGCGGAAAGGGCGAAGTGCCGGCGTCGGTGTAGACGGTGCAAGCGCGCTTGCCCCAGGCGAAATACTGTTCCGCCCAAACCGTGCCGCGGATCAATCCTTCCGATTGATCCGCGAGCGTGAAGGAAAGCGCATTTTGCGTGTGATCGGCATCGTCGACCCAAATGTCATTGACGCCCGATGCGTAAATATGTCCGTCGGCCGTGGTGAAGAGAAGATAACCGTCGAGCATGGCGACGGAATTGGATTGCGGCAGGTTGCCATCGGGATAAGACGCCACGCCGGTATTCGGATCGATGTAAAGCGCCCCGACTTCTTGGGTACAGCACACAATGTCGGGATCCGGTGCCTTGTTATTGTGCGCCCACGAAACAGGAAGCGTGCCAATTAATTGCCCGGCGAGCGTCGTCGAGGCGCCGTTAGAATTGACCGTGATCGCGGTTTGCGCGCGCGCCACAAAAAGCGTGGCGCCGACTACATGCGAGCCACGCGGCGTCACCACGCCCGGATCGGCGAACGGCACAAGGCCAGGCACCAAGCGCCAGGTGGCGATCGCGCCGTCAAGCTCGAAGTAACGGTTGAGCAAGCGACCCAGACCCTCGCCAGGAAAGCTGCCGGGTTGGCTTGTCTGAGGGAAGGGAATGTCGACCATTAATGGACATAGCCAAGAAGAAGCAAAATCACGAGCACGATGAGCAGCACGCCGACCAAACCAAAACCCGGATGCCCATACCCATACCCGTATGGCACTCGAGGAAACCAGCCGGTACCGCCGAAGAGGATCACGATCAATAAGATGAGAAGAACCAGACCGATCGGGCTCATCACATGAAACTCACCTGTTGCGGTCCATAGCCGGGCTTACCCGGCGACATACGACGAAGTGCATCTTCGATCGCATCGAGCGGCGGAATGTTCGATTGTCCCGGCGGCGTCATCAAACCGAAATCAGGCTGTAACGAAACTGCCAGCATGTTCGCGATCTGATTGGCGGGCCCACTGGCCACTTGATCCATGTCGCCGACGTAGAAGATACCCTTCGCCGCGAGCTCGCCGCACACCACATCGAGACGGTCGGTAGCAAGCTGTACGTCCTCCGCGCTGGCCGGCGCATCGACCGAATTGGCGCCGATGCGCGTCAAGGCTTGCATCACCATCCAACTCGAATTGCGATAGGAAGTAACGAGCGCGGTCATGCGCGTTTCCTTCGCGAAGGCGAAACCGCGTTCGGCGCCATGAGCGGTTCCTCGTCCGCATGATCGTCCTCGACGCGCTCGAAATAAGGATGGGCATCGAGCGCCTCGAGCGTGCCGGCGTCCTCGCCGACATCGGTGGCGACGCCGTGAAAGAAGGTGATGCCGAGATAACTCACTTCCGGAGCCGCTCTTTCAGGATCGCGATAAACAAAACGAGCCATGTCTCTCTCCCGCATTGTTGAGGGTTTAAGTGTCGGGCGTCGCGGCCACGAAAAATGTCGCGACTCCCCAATCTTTCAAATCGGTATTCGTGCCCGGGCTCCCAACCGGAGCCTTGGCGACCTTACCGTAGCCATATTGCGCCTCGACGCCGATGCCGTCCAAGAATTGATAATCATCTTCTTTACGGATGGTGGCTCGAGGGAGTTGGCCTAACACATAGGCATAGGCGGACTGGCCGCACATGAAACACGGCGCGCAATCAATGCCCGTTGCCCCTGTCCCGGCCAGCGGACCGTTCGGCGCTTGCGGGGTGCCCGTACCGATAATGTAGTACGAGTCAATTTCAGGGATCTCGCGATAGACAATCCCATCCGCCACGAGGTGCGCACCCGTGAAGATCGGATTTGTCTTGAGCGGATCGGTTTCTCTTTGCCGCGCCTGCAGATTGGCATTCGACATCGCCGGATCGGCAGCGAGATCGCGATAGGCACGTGAGCCGATAAAGCAAACGTACCATTCTTGATCGAGCTCGACGACTTGATACGGCTTGATCGCCGGCCAGGCCGCCATGTTGGTGGTCTGCATCGCCTTGCGTTTGGCCAATAGCCCGACCGCGCGCGTGAGCTTGTCGGTTGCCGCCGCCAAGAGCACCAGCGAACCCGACACGTTGCCGGCGACGGTATTTGAGTTCTTCGCACCGAAAAGAATGCGATCGGTATTCGCCGTCAACCAGTTATTGCGCTGCGCCGCGGTCGCCGCGGCCCAGGTCAGTCCATTGATGCGCCCGCCCGATGCCGTGTGGTAGCCGGGCGGGATGGCCGAAGTCGGGATCGACAGCAAGGACGCGACGGTATCGTCGCGCCGGATGCGTCGCGCCCAGCCTTGCAGCGCGGGCGTTGCCGCATCTCTAATATTGATGCTCGATTCCTTCTTGACGGCTTTGTTGAACACCACGGCATTGCGCGCCCAGTCGGCCCATAATGGCATGCCGTAATTGTCGATCGTATCTTCCGATCCGACCAAGGTGCCGGTGGTCACGCCGGCTCCGCGTAGCTGATCGAGCAACGGGATATTGATCTGTTTCCCGTTGGCCTCGAGGTCCATCACTCTTTGAATGATGTTTGTCGGTCCATCGCCCGTGTACGGGTCGAAGCGTGATTCCCGCAGGAATGTCCAGGTGAGACGACGCCGAAACTTAATCAGTTCGACGTTGACGTTATTAACGGAGAGAGCCATCGCTCACCCCTCCTTTAGCTCGACCGCTCCCTTACTCGTTGAGTTTGCCGGGATTGGTCATCTCGTCGTACAAATCCGTGTCGTCCAGATCGCTCAACTGCGGCGGCGCGCCGCCTGGCGGGCCTTGCTTGTTGAGCGACGGAGGAAACGGGGCTTTACCTCCTGGGGGCGAGGCTGACGCGGTGCGCTGCGTCTGTGGCGCGGCCCTAACCGGGCGGCCACTGGCTCGAGAGCGCGCCGCCTCGACAGCGCGACCCAAGTATTCTTCGTCCTGCAACGCCTCGTCTAAGATGCGTTGCCGGTAGGCGGCAGGATCGGAGCCGATCTCCTTCAAGATCTCCCGGTTGCGGTGCCACTCGACCGCGGCCAGGAAGGGGTTCGGCATACTCATGATGCGTTGATGCTCGGCCGGGTGCATGCGACCGGCCTGGATTTCGGCATCGAAGGCTTGCTGAGCCTTATCGACATTCTCCCCGCCATAGACCATCGCCGCGGTCATCTTGGCTTGGTGCGCAAGCTGCATGGCGAAGTTCTGCCGGATCGGCTCGATGGCTTTTTGAATGCGCTCGTCCGTGTAGACATCGGGCTGCAAAATCGGGTCGGGCGGCTGAGCTTGCCGCGCGACCTCCTTTTGCTGTTCCTCGAATTCGGCTATGCGGCGCTCGAGCGCTTGGCGCCGTTCGCGTTCGTCCAAAAAGGAAGCCAGAGGCACCGAGTGCGCCGGTTTCTCGGGCTCAGCTTGCGGAGGTGCCTCCGGTGGAGCGGTTGGAGGCTCCTTCTCCACCGGAGACGGCTCGAGCGCAGCATCAAAGGCCCCGGGATTGGCCGCCGTGATGGCGCGCTCGAGCAACTCGTGATCGCTCTCCTGCGGCGCACCCGCAGGGTTACGTTTAGCCATAGTGTCCTCCGTGTCGTGAAGGTTACGAAACGCCCTGTGTCGTCGGGCGAGACCGAAAGCACGGCATTAGCAGCCCCGTGCGACTGTCTACCCGTCTGAGCGAGCTCCCTCTTCCCTTCAAGATTGGCCCGCACGTCGGTAGCCCACGCCGGGCCTGTGTCGCCGACCCGGCTCGCGAACTTTAGAATTGACTTTTATCAAACGCCGCCCGGCGGCCCGGGCATGGGTCCGCCCGGCGGCGGCCCGCCACGCTCACCAGGCGGCAGGCCGAGCGGCGATAGAGCAGCCCCGGCCCCATCGGGTGAGGCCGGCGCGGGGGCGGGGGTGCCGCCTGCCGGTAAACCGGTGGGGCCGGGTGCGCCAGGACCAGGCACGTTGCCGCCCCCCGCGGCGGCCCGTAACAACTGATCCATGACATCGGAATCGTGGCCGCGTGCCGCCTGCATGGCACTGATGGCGGTATCGTGTGAGGTGTTTTGCGCCTTGGCGACCTCGTGATGCGAGAGCGCCAGGCGGTGAATGGCACCGGCCCGGGCCTGCATGGCGTCGGCCTCCGACTTCTGCGTATCGGCTTGCTTCTTCTGCGTATCGGCCTGCTTGTTCTGCAGCATGGTTTGCGCCGCCGCTTGCTGGATCGGATCCTTTTGCTGGATCATGCCGATCAGTTCTTTCTTCTTCGACTGCGGCAGGGGTGAGCATTCGATCAGCACTTCCGGCGGGATGGGGATGCGTTGCTGCGCCATCACGGTCAAGATATCGTAAACGTCGCCCAAGACGTTCACCGTGTCCGGCCCCTCGTCGGCGATAATGTCGACATCGATCTGGCCGAGCGCATTGACCAGGATCGGCCGGTTCCATTGATCGACCCGCACCGCATTGATGGTGACATATTGCGCCAAGCCTTGATCGTTGGTGACCCGCAAGACCTGCTCGGCCGTCCAATAGCGCTGTTGTTGCGACCAGATGAGGCGATAGAGCTTCTGGCGCCAATTGCGCCATTGGGTAATGAATTGCCCCATCTCGCTCATGCCCATCTGGGCTTGCATGGCGACGGTGCGATTGCTCATATCGGAGGGGTTAAGGCCGGCGCCGAGGATCGCTTGCGGGCTCGGCCCGAAAGATTCGATCTCTTGCTTGGCGTCGGCATAATACTGTGATTGCTTTAAGAATTCTTGATCTTGACTGGAAAACTCCGGCTTATTCTCGGCCGGGCCATCCCAAACCACGACACCATCGGGCCGCGCCACCTCCGTTCGGATCTTCTCGATATCGGCTTCCTCATCGCCGCCCAAGGCCCCGCGGCGCATGATCAATTGCCTGGTGTTCATGATGTGCACGGCCTTGGAACGGTGCTGGTTCAAGGCCCGTTGCGGACCCTTCAAGGCACGCACATAACCATAATGATCGCCGGCCGCATCGATCTTCACGGCAAAGGCGCAAAATCTCGATACCGTCTTGCCCTTGTGATCGAAGAAGGGACTCTTGCCAGACTGCAGGAGAATATCGCCGGCGTAATAGCAAAACCGCCAATCGCCCTTCGAACGATACCAGTGCTCGACCACCCTGATCTTAGTCCGGCCCTGGCTCCATAAGTAAGACTTGTCCGTGTCAAAAACTGTATAGCCCAAACCCTCGAGAGAGCCGACCGCCTCTTCCCACTGTTCCGGCCAGAATTCCTCAAATTCATCGCGAGTAAAAAGCTTCGAGATGCCCATGTAGCGACAATCAGAGAAGTCGAGCTTCAATGAGCGCGGATCGTAATAAAAAGTCGTCTGATCAACCGCGGCAATCTCAATGTCGGGCTCGTTCTTGTCGGAAGGCACCATCACCAATTCGGCAACGACATAGCCCATGCACATGCCCTTGAGCAACGCTTCCGCCTCCGCGGCAACGAACTGCGACGCATCCAGACAGTAACGAATGCACTGCGTCGCCACTTCGGCACCCGCCTCGTCGGCCTGCACCCGGCCGAAACATTTCGGATCGCCCCTTAATCTCTGTATCGTGCCGACCAGCGAATCAATCTTGCGGTCGACGCGGTTGAAGGTGATCTCCGGCTGACCGCGATCGTATAATTTACGGAGCTCTTCTGATGTCCACTGCATGCCGTCGTAAAAACTCAAGGCGTCCCTTTGCTCGTTCATTTCGTCATATTTGATGGTGGTAAAATCCATGTACTGCCGGCGGAAAGCCGCTAGATCGACGCTCTTCTCCGCCTCGCTCTCGGCCCGATCGAATTGCCCCTGATCGCGCGGATCCTCACCGACGTAATCATACCTGACCACCGGCTTGACGTTGGCCACCGGACCCGAAAAAGCACTCATGGGCGGCGCCGCACCGGCATTCAAACCCGGCGGCGGGATCGGCGGCGTCGCCCCAGGCCCCGCCGTAGCCGCCAGGCCAGCCGGCAACGGACCGGCACCCGACGGCCGCATGAAGGGCACAACATTCGCCATTACAATAGCCCCACCGTAACCTCACGGCGTTCGCGCCGATACGGTACATAACCCGACAGAGGCACCACATTCTCGACCTTCGTCGGCGCTACCCAAGGCCGCGCTAAACACGCATACCTCATGTCATCCGCCGCATGATCCTCGCCCGTCGTGTCCAAATCCTCCGGACGCTGCTCGTCATGCTGTAATAACGGCAACGTACTTATCAGCGCCCGACAGCTACTTGCCACATACAACATCGGCCGCCCGTCAAAACCCTTCAAACGAGCCCGAACCGCCAACCAACCGGTAAATGCCCCTAAGCGCCCCACCCGCGTGTTGTCGGCACGCTGAAACGATGGACCCCTAAACCCGTCAATGCGCCGCATCATCTCGGCAATCGATGGGCCCCCATCCTCACGGAAAGCATTCGGATCCAAAACCCCGAAAC